GTGCTAATGCCTGTACCAGCAGTCAACGCAACTGTTTGATCTGGTGCAGTATTGGTAATATTTAGCGTACCCGTTGTAGTAATTGGACTACCAGTAATACTGATGCCTGTTCCAGCACTAGCGGCTACATTCGTTACTGTTCCTGTTCCTGCGCTTACATTGACAGTTACATCGTCACCAGAATTGGTAGCAGTAACAGTCGCACCAACAAAATTTATCTTCTTAACACCACTTGTGATGCTTGTGCCTTCGTCTAAGATAGCCACCGCCCCATTGGTAGACATGGTGCTAATGACTTTGATCTTTTCTGCTAACTCAGGAGCAACCACTTCACCAACATTGATCTCTTGACCAGTAGATAGGGTAATAACCAACGAGCCATCAAAATCGATCTGAGCATTGGAGACAGAAACACCATCTTTTCCGTCTATCCCGTCTTTTCCGTCTACTCCATTTAACCCATTCTTGCCGTCTATGCCTTGGCGACCATCTGCACCCTTATCGCCCTTTTCGCCCTTGTCGCCCTTCTCAGGAACAATGGACTTGGCAACCTCTAGTTGTGCAGTAACCTTGTTTTCCATCACTTTGATGGCTTCAACTATTAGGTCTACATTGTCTTGAACGGCAGTTTCCTCTTGCTGGCGCAAAGCCACAAGGGTTTCTTCCATCTTATTGATGGCTTCTAACTTTTCATCAAAAGATGAGTCTGTTGACTCAATACTTTGGATAAGTTCCTTGATATTAGCCATTCTTTAGACCATCTGTGAGTTTGGTAAGGAAGTCTTGCTTGACTTGGGATTGAGCATTTAACTTATCCGCCATCTGTAACTCAACAATCTTGCTCTTATTCTTGATATCAGCCTCTTTGAGCATCAAATCAGCAATCTTAACTCGCTTATCGAACTCCCTTTGGTTAGCATCAGCCTCATTTGGTAGGTTTTTAGTCAAAGATGCACTCATCTTGGCTTGAACTTCTTGTGGCATCAACTGAGCCTCAGTCATTAACTTCTGAGCCTCTGCCCTATTCTGTTCTGCCTGAGTAGTGTTGACCGCAATCTGCGCTTGAGCCGCTTGCATAGCCAATTGTTGTTGCGCTTGTTGCATTTGTTGGGCTTGTGGGTCAGGTTTACTCATCTGCTCCAACATAGCAATCAATTCCATCCTGTTAGATAGGCTTGAATTAGCCAAAATTCCCTTCAAGATGACAGGCAAGACAGGAGTATTGGGGCCAAGCGTTTGGAGTAGGCCAATAAACTGCTGTTGTTCGTACTCTCTAGCAATAATGCCTAGCGTTGCCGTAGGAATGAAGTTCATATCCACAGAAGGGTAACGCTCTGGGTCAAACTGCATGAACCTGAAAGCCGCTTTCTTGATAAACGGGATCAAAAAATCTTCTTGGAAGTTCACCAAAGTGCGTTTGTACTTCTTGATGATAGAAGCGACAGCCATAGACATACCGCCTTGACCACCATCTCTAGCCACATTGCTAATCATGCCTTGGGAATCCAATGTTCCCGTTGCTTGTAACAACATACGCTCAAAGTCTTTAGCCGTAGCCAAGTTGTTAGGGTCAGTTTGACCAAACTTGAAGGGGTAAAGAATCTCAGAAGGTGCGCCATTTGTAAGAATCGCTTTGCCAGGCTTTACCTCAAACTTCATTCCTCTTGGCAAACGAGTAGCGTCCATAGCAATCATGGGGCTAGTGGTAAGTGCCAAGGAATCTAGGTGGCTACGAGTCTGTGCGTCAATAGCCTTTTGCATATTGAACGCTTTTTCTACTGTGCCTCTGCCCAACAATCGGTTCGGTACTGTGTCATCCTGATAGGTTAAAACTGGCCTGTCCTTCATCATATAAGGATTCGCTTCAGCCTTTAGGAGTTGTCCATCATTGGCAATGACCACAATGGCTTCTACCAAGTCAGAATATTCCTCTGCCTCAGAATTGTCTGGGAAAAGGTCAACAATGTCTTTGTTTTCTTCTAGATTCTCTAGGTATTCCCGTGGCACTAAGCCGTAGTAGGTCAACAACAAGACTTTCTCATCTTGGTATTGGCTTACCTCTTGGGTAGGCTCTAGGTCAGAATCGTCACCAGTAGTGGTAATGTTTACCTTGCGATAGATGCCAGCCTCAATGCCTTGAACAACCTTGTGGATAGAGACATATTTCTCAATCGCCACACCCATACAGTCGCTAACAGAAACACCATTCGGGTCAAACAAAAAATTCTTTGGATTTACAGGAGAAATCTTGACAGAAATTCTTTCTCTCTCCAACACTCCAATAGCCGCTTGCCCCATCTGATTAGGGATTGGCTGAGTAGACGGGACATATTCTGTCTCAGTCATTACGACAACTTCACCTATGCCTGTGCCGTAGATTTCAGCCATCAGTTCAATCTGATCGATTGCTTTCCGAATCTTGTCTTTCTTGAAGTCTTCTGTGAGTTGACGCTTAATCATCTCCACATCAATGGGGTTGCCATTGACATCTTGGATGTTGTCTTCAATGTCAAAGAAGTCGCCTTGACCAAAGATTGCTTCCATGATCTCAGCATGGCGAGTCTCAACTGCTTGCTGAGTTGCAGGGGTAACAATACGGCTACGCTCTGATTCACGGGTTTTGTCTTCTACTGCCCACTCACCACGGAAGATGCGCTCGTACTCTAGCCAATAGGGAAGGAAGTTGGTATCTCTGTAATCACGCCAACGATCACAATGGTCAACAACAAAGGCAGTTAAGTCCTTGTCAGCCTGTGTAGGCTCATCGTAACTACCCTGTTCTTCGATCTTCACTTCTTTGTCTGTTGCCATAAATTACCTTGTAGTATCAGCAAATGGTTCTTTGTACTGAATTGGCTGATAGGTTTGATTCCCAATGTTACCAAGATTTATCCTTACGCCCCTACCAGAGCCTGTGGGTATTTTTTCACCAGCATAATTTCTTATAGCACCATAAATAGCGTCAGTAGATGGCTTTTGTTTATTAAAGTCATAGTTATCTATAACTACCAAATTCCCTTGAGGATCACGAGAATATGTAAAACGACCTAGCGTACTTTGTACATTTCCTATTGGGTCTAGCATTGAAAGTATTGATGGTCTTATTGATGCTGGAATAGTTCCCTTTTCTTTTTGCTGTTTTTTCATAAAGTCAAGATAGTCAGAATACTGAACATCACCCCTATTTTTAGTTATTTCAATAAGGCTCTTTATTGCAACTAACTCTTCTGGTGTGAAATTTTTTTCAGTTATTTGTTCTTTATTGCCTTGGATAGTTTCAATAAAAGTTTTGGCAGATGTTGGGAAAAGTTGTGGGTTTAGTTTCTGGATTAAAAAATCCAAAATAGTGTTCCTTATAGAACTTGGTTCAGTTTGAACTGAAGGCTTTTCAGAACTAAACAATCCATCTGCCACATTACACTCCTGAAATTATGTCAACTGGCTCCCACTCATCTTCTTCAACATCCTCAAAGTAAGAAGTCACGGCTAACTGGTCAATATATGACAAAGCATCTGGCAAGTCATCATGCACTCCAATGGCTGGGAAAAGTAGAAGTTGATCTTTAAATTCATCCCAATCCTCCTCAGAGTTCAGCACAATACGCCCATGCTCAAATCGACCTTGGAGGCTCCAGATAATTCTGTCAGCCTTTTTCCTGTTGCCATGCGTTAAGTCAACTATATGCGAATATACATTATTTTTACGCATTAAGTCAGAAAGATACGGCAAAACTGCATTTTTTAATGCACCTCGCTCAATTCCAACAGCCAAAGGTCTGTAATCTCGCATCTTCATCAGGATAGTTGCCGCAGTCTCACGGATGTCCCAACGCCCGTAGACAATCTCTTTGACAAACCATTTGCCATCATCCGTTACCTTGACCACAGCAATAGCCGTCTGGTCTAGCCTTTTCTTAGAATTAGCCGCTTGTTTGGCAACTTCCTCAAACCCAGCCAAATCAATCGCTAAGTAGTAACTGCCGTACTGAGGTTCTTCCCCGTACTTAATCCATTCTTCCTTGAACACATTGCTACCAGCATTGGTGAAACTAGCCATGTACTCTTGCTTAAAAGCAAAAGTAGACAAGGTTTTCTTGGCTGACTCAATCTCAGTTGGGTCGATCAAGGGGTTGTCTTTGGTGGTGAAGTGCCAAGACTTCCAATCGGCATCATCTTCTGACTGCCCTAACTTGTAGAGGTCATAGAACCAATTTCTGCCCTTTGGCGTACCAATGAACATGGCTCTGCCTTTTTTGTCTGACAGAGAAGCCCTGATTACTTGCTCCCACGCTTCAGGCTTAATGTCTGCTACTTCGTCTAGTACGGCATAGGTAAGAGACACACCCCGTAAGGTATCTGGTCTATCAGCACCTCGAACATAGATGGTTGCCCCATTTATGGTTGTAATGTCTTGGTTGTTGATGTGGGCGTTTTGGATAATCTCTCTACCCAACTCCATCAGGACTTGCCAGATAATCTGTCGAGCCTGACCATTGGTAGGCGCAACATAGAGAACGGCAGAACCAGATGGGCATTTGAGTGCTTCAATCAGTAGGGTGACTGCCGCCATACGGGACTTACCGCACCTACGACCAGCCGCAATTACCTTGAACCTAGTCTTATCCTTGAAGACTTCTTCTTGCCAAGGTAGTAGGCTAAAGTTCAGATCACTCATTCTTAGCCTCTATATCTTGTGCGTCAATAGTCTCACCATGTGAAATCTCGCCTATTCCAGTAATGTTGATAGTTACAGCACTACGGGACTTGCCTTCTTTCTCAAACATACTGACTGGCAACATTCTGTCCATACAGAGTTTGATGGCGGCTAGTTGGGCAGGGTGTTCGTCATTAAGGGCAATCTCTACTGCTTTGTGGACAACTCTAGAACCTGCGCTGTTTATCAGGAGATTCTTTAGTTCTTTAAGTTGGGCAGTCTCAGTCTTGGGGAGAGTGATGAGTTCAGGCTTATCAGCATAACTGGTAAGGGAGAACTGTTTATTAGTTGACCCTTTTGGGCGACCACGAGGTTTTGTTTCAGTCATTACTTTTGTCCACAAACGTGGAAGTTGCTTCCCCTGATTATGAACTAGATTTATTTGTTGAACAATAGGGTAATCCCTGATATAGTAAAGACAACGGGGGCATGACCCACCCCTCTATGCGGTTGAGCCGACCAAGTAGGATAAACGTGATGAACTAGGTGAGTCTCTAGTAGCCCTCTAAATGCTGTGAAGCAACATAGACAAGGTGGACGGGGCAATGTTACTTAGGCTTGATTGTTTGACAAACAGTCTTGTAATCTAGGACTCTAACGAGTCACCCTAATCTTAGGGGATAAACGAGAGGCTCTCTCTTCTTGAGAACTACCTGTATATACGGGTTACATACTATCGTCCGTAACTAGTAAGTCAAGGACGGGAGAAGGCAAGGAAGACTACTAGTTAATAGGACAAGTCTTTTCTAGCAATATCCTAATTTACCTTTTCTTGTGGGGAGGAGGCTCCCACAAATATTACACAGCACGACTACCCCCTCCCCCCCATACAACTGTATACAACCACAGCAGCGTTTACCCTGATCTGTATATATGACCAGGACTGTATAGACAGACAGCATAGGGTTAACACCTAGTTAGTTAATGACTGGCTGGTCAGTAAGAGCCTATATGCGATAAGCACCATAAACCTACAACTCGATATAACCTCTGCTCATATAGAATATTCCACATAGTGAAACCAAATGTAGTAGTAGTTTCACATGGTGATAATATAGGTAAGGGTTAACCCGTGTAAGGGTTATTCCTATGCTATATAAATCAACGACTTAGGGGGCTTGGCACGTTTCTCTTATGCTTATATAGTGAGAGGGTAGAAAAAACCTCTCTAATCTTTCAATCAATAGGAGTGAACACAATGGAAGCAAAATATACAAGTCAACTAAAAGCAGGTGATGTAGTTCGGGCGCATGGTGGCCTATTTCGCATTACAACGGACGCTAAAGAGTCTCAGGCGCATAGGCCAATGGCAGGACACTTAAAAGAAGCGCAAGGGCCTTCTGACTGCTTCTGGGCTGAATCTGTGTGCATTGAGGGCAAATGGG